AGCATGGGAAACAGACCGGACTTGTCGAGCCCTTCGCCGATCAAAAACCCAGGGTTTGCCGCCGAGGTTTGCCACTTCTTCAACCTCTCTTGTCCACCACGAACCGCCTGAAGATAGCTTACCAGCATCCCGATCGAGGTCATCCCTACGATCCCCGAAAGGAACGCGCCAGGGTTCTCTTGAAACCCACGGAGCATCACTTTCTGATGGGCCGCAAGGTTATACGTCCTGAACTGCAGGAGCAACCGGCCCAAGGGCGTCGAGGCGGCAAGGGCGATATCTCCTGGGGTCCGCTGAACGATCACACTATTGACGTCCTTCAGAACCGCCTGCCGATAAGCGTCAACCGCTCTCTCGGTACTCTCGAGCTCTGCGGCCGTCCGGCTGTACGCAGGGTCGTCAGGATCAAGAGTGCGTAATTTCGCTTCAAGTCCAGCAGTCCATCTCTCAGTGTTGGCGACCCAGACTCCATCGACCTTCTCCCCATGTTGCGCCAGCAGTTCCCCCAGCCTCCGCCGCTCGTTCGAGCCGAGGTTGAGGAACGCCATCCACTTCAGGTCTTTCTCCTTCGCCGCCTCGCCTTTCGACAGGGCGTTGATGAGTCGGTCCTGCGTCATGACCGAGGCGAAGCCCTCCTCGAAGTCCGTGAACAGCGACAGCCCCGACCACTTGTTCGCGACCCTCGCCGCGTTCTCCATCATCCTCTCAACTGCCGTGCCGTGCGCGAGCGGATCAGCGAACTCGGCCCAATCATTCAGCCGGTGATGAAGAACACGCTCTGCGACAAGGCCAGCCAGCTTAGCTTCTCGAACACTAAGCTTAATTCCCTCGAGCTGTCCAGTGAGAGCCTTAACGCCCAGGCCCATGTAAGGACCAAGACCGTGGACCATTGCTGGGCGGTACAACTCAGTGAGGTTGGAGATAACCACCCCGCCCATGGACCGAATGTAGTTGAATGCTGTGAGCCCACGAACCAGTCTCCCAAAGTTCCCCTGATTCTCCTTAACCTTATAGGTCCCCCGGATGATATCCCTTACTGCCATAATGTCATTGAGCGCACCCTTCTCGTCCCGAGCAAGTTCAGTGTTGATTTCCTCAATCGTCTTCGGAGCCTTGCCCTCCATCCCCAACCAACGCCAGGCCGTGGCCGCGTCCGGCGCCGACTGCACCAGTTCCCGCGCCTTGGCGTAGGCTGTTCCGATCGCTTCAATCTGCTCTTTCATATCAGCCCGGCCAAACTTCCGAGTCAGTTCATTCTCCGCCGCCATTATCCTTGCGTATCGGTGGGCAACTCGCTTGACGTTAGTGTCGAGAAATCCGCGGTTCGCGCCGGCAGGGGGTTGATGGAAGACTTCGTCGGGGAAGTAACTGGTTCTGTCTTTGAGGGGTCCTCTGGTGACGGGGGTAGCGTATTCGGGGAGGTCGGTGGTACCGTCTCCGCTGTTCCGTCCAGTAACTTTATTTGTGAAGTCATCGACGATCTCCTTCGCGAAGCGGCCAAGTGGAGGCTCCTTCTCATAGTTCGGCATCCATTTCTCTTCATGCGCGCGAGTCAGTGCATCACGCTTCGCGACCCGCTTTGCAATCTCCCGTTCCGTCACTTCCGGCCCGAGGGCCTTCAGCTTCTCCTTCAATCTCTTCATCTTCTCACCCCGCATCAGTGTGCGGTCGGTGGTCGTGTCGATCAGCGCGACATAGCCCTCTTCAAGCGCCACACGAGCAGAGTCAAAATCATCTCCGGCATCAGCGATACGCTGATCCAAAACTGAAAGGCGCTCATGGAGCTTCACCTGCTTCGCCATCAGTTGATCGAGCCGCTTACGCGCGGGCTCAAGTTGCGCTATCAGCTTCTTCGCCTCATCCTGCTGGGCCTTGATCCCAGCAATGTTCGTGTCGGCCGCGGCGACCTTCTGTTTAATCTTCTCATTCGCCGCAGCGATCTTCTCATCAATCCGCTGCCTCTCTCCCTGCATCCGAAGCAAGGTGTCCCAGGCCTGCCCCGTCGCCTTGCGGAACATCTCCAGGTTCTCGTCAACGAACGCCTGTTCCTCTTCTGGCTTGACCCGCGCCAGCTTCCGGCGGTTGGCCGCGGCCCGAGTCGCGAAGCTTTCCAGTGCCACTGCCTGCGCATCCTCGAGCGCGACCATCTGGTCCAACACCCTAGCAGCCTCAGCCTCCTGCCCGGGGACGGAGAACTTCAGAAGGGTGTTCAGCTTCGCAACCTGCCGCTTCGCCTGCTTCCAGTTGTAAAAGTCCCGATCCCCCTCAATCATCAGGTCCCGGGCTTCGGCCCTCGCAGCTGCCCCGCCAGCCACGTCCCCGTTCTTCTCCAGTTCCCGGGCCGCCGCCTGCAGGGCCATGATATCCTTCTGCCGCTGAGCACTGCCGCGAAGCCCAAGGTCGGCGAGGAGTTGATCGATCTCCCCGACCATCTGCTCTCGCTGTTCCGGCGTGGCGCGAAGCACCGAAAGCTCGAAGTCCAGTACTCCCTGCTTGAACTCCAGCTTCTCCACGGCCGCATCATAAGCAGCCTTCAGCCGCTGCTCCATGAGCGGGATCAGCCGAGACTTGAACTCCCCTTCGTGGGCGATGATCAGTGGAGCATCGTACACGCGAGAGAAGTAACTCTCTGCCCCCTTCACGTCGAGGTCCCGGGGGATGAGTCCAAGCTCCTGGGCTTCTTTCAGGAAGGGATTGAAGACCTTCTCACGCCAGGCCTTTGCCGCTCGGGCCACGAACGGGTTAGCGTCCTCATCGTTCCGGCCCATGGCCAGACCGACCTTCTCCTCAAACTCTCGCTGGGAAAGGTTGATCCCAGCCTTCTTCATCTCCCCATAGATTCGATCATGCTCGATGGTCCCGGCGGTCAGTCGAGAAAGGTTCTTCCCCCGCGCCAGCGTTGCAGCGGCCCCGCCCGGTGTAGCGGCTTCGAACGCGTCGTTGATCTGATGGTAGACCGTTCCGCCCTGCATATCTAGCATGACCTGCCGGGCTTCGCGAGTCATCCGCTGCGTCGCCCGAAGGGCCGGGTTCATGAACGAGGTCCACTTCCCTAGCTTCCCGGCGATCCGCCCAGAGATGGAGAGGTCTGCCAAGGTCGCGGTACGAGCAGCCTCGGCGCCTGCTGGCTTAGCTCCACCTGAGGAGATTGCGGCGAGCTGCTCTTTGGGCTCAGGTGTCCAATATGGAATGATGTTATCGTCGTTAAGGCTGGAGTAGAAAGTGATGGGGTTTCCTTTCTCATCCACTCCCTTAAACTTAACAGTATCATATCCCTCATCACGGGCTCGCTGGATGACATCAGCTTCCTCGTCAAAGCTGAACTTGCCATTGTTGAATTCATGCTCAAGCATATTACCGGGGCGCACTCGCAGCTTGCTGACATTCGGAGCACCATCGAGCATTGACCCGACCTTGAGCGCCGTGTCGTTCAACTCACGCTGGAGCACTCTAAGCTCTTTACTCACGCCGTCAAGCTCGGTAGCAATCTCGGGATGAGTCTCGTAGCTTCCGCCCTCAGGAATCTGATCGTGGAGCCGGTTGTTGGTCTCTACCAATTCCTGCCAACGCTTATACTTGGCGTTGAAGTCTTCCAGTTCTTTTCCACGAAGATGCTCACCAACCTTGCTAGCAAAGTCAGCGTCATCATACAGGTTGACGAACGGATCCTCACCTGTAGCCCTGCCTTCAGCAAAGCGGTTCGCGAGGGTAGGATCTTCGGTGTGAAACACTCCCTGCTGCAACCCCGTCTGCTCAGAGCGCAGGCGATCGGCTACAGTTCGAGAACCATGATACGACGTAATGCTATATTCATTGTACGGGTACTTCAACTCATGGGCCGGGGGCGCCCCGTTGAGCACATCAACTGCCGCCGTCTCATCGGGCGCATTACTTATGATCCCATCAAACCCCTCAGCGGCCCGGCGGACAGCACTAGCCCCAGCGCGATTAAGAAGGGCAGCGCCAGCACCACCCAGTAAACCACCGAGCACAATACCCGCGCCGACGTTAACAGCCGACTCTTCCAACGTCCGTTCTTGCTGCATCCCGTGAAGGATCGCCTCCTGCCCAGCGACTGCCGCGCCGCCAGATATTCCCAGGGCCATTGCGGATCGGGCAATAGAGTACCCTCCCTCAATCTTCTTAATCGCCCCTGCCTGTGGCGCCAGCACGGTAGGATCGATAAGTGTCGTTCCGATCCCAGTCGCGAAGCTCAGCCATCCCGGGGCCGCCGCAATCTCCCTTCGATCCGCTCGCTGCTTCTCAATGCTCTGCACCATCGAGAAGAACTCATGCTGGTTCCTCGAGGTCGCAAGGTACGGGGCGTGAACCATCAGGTCCGGCGACAGCTCTTCGAGCGGCGGCTTCCAGTTCGGGTCGAACGTCCCCATCTCTGGCAGGTACGCCAGACTTCCGATAGTGTTGTTCTGCCTAAAGCTGGCGCCGACCAGTCCCCCAAGACTCCACTCCGCGTTAGCGTCAGGATACCGCTGCGCCAGCACCTCACCGGGCGGCGCCAGCCCTCCAGTATCCCGAGTGACCGGGTTCCGTCGGGCCTCAAGTTCCCGGTTCATGTCCTCATCAACGAAGCTCATTCCGGCACCCTCATTCCACGAAACACAGTTCCAGCCCGCTTAGGCGGCGCGACGTTAGGGACTACTGGTCCGGCCTTCGGTTCAGGCCGCGGAGTCACCATCGACGGACGACCAAGTTCATCCTGGATAATCGACTGATTCTCCCGTTCGAACTCTTGATTCTCCAACACCCGGGCCTGCCCAGCTTCCAGCGCCTTCCTGTTCTCCAGCTTCGCGCGCTCCCGAGCCACGCCGTCAGCCCACGCCTGCGAAGCAAAGGCCTCCTTCGGGTCCGGGCGCCAGCCCGCTTCGCGGCCGTCATACCGCATCACCCTATCGTACAGCGTCAGCCCTTCGGGGGTCTTGTACGAATACATGAGTTGGTACGGCGCGGCCTTACCCTCCTTGTAGTTCGCGGCCGTCGTGTCCTGGCCCTCAACAATCGGAAGGAAATGGACCTCTTCAACATCCCGCCCCGTGAAGTCCTTTACAGTCTTCTTAGCCTGATCCCAAATATACTGATACGACCCGTCGGGCATGGAGGGATAGGTCTTGTTGATCGGCCACTTCATCACCTCCCCATTCACTTCCCCGTACAGGTTCTTCATCTGGTCCAGCGCGTAAGCGTTCGCCGCATCGGCGTTGAAGTATTTCTGGAAGTGCTGGGTGCGAAGCTCATTAAACGTCCCCACCATCTCTCCCTGCTGTGTCGGGGAAAGTTGTGCGGAGGACTGAAGGAAGCTTCGCGGGGCCACTGCCTTCAGGATGTCAGGGGTCGGATCGTTCTCCCGAATATCCTTCTGGAACTGTTCCACCAGCACCCGGTTGTTACTTGCCGAGCGCTGGAACTCCGGGGACTGTGTCTCGGCCCACGAGTTTGCAGCATCCTGCGGGCTTCGCCCGAGGTCTTCCGTCTGATGGCGGAACCAGCTTGCAGCTTCGCTAATCTTACTCCCGCCCTCAACCCCGAGGAAAGGCTCAGTCCGGTTCCGGGCCCGAGCGATGTTCATGTACCCAACTGCGGCTTGAAGCCCGGCGACGAGCGACTGCGGATTTCCGCCAAATATCATCCCTCGCAGGCCCCGTTGCGCAGCCTCAGTCATGATCCCCGTCGCGCCGTAGAGGTCCTGATCGAACTTCTGCGCAACAGCTTCGGGCACCCCCGACTTCCGGTACTGGTTGCTAAGCGCGTTGATCCCCCGAGTGTCATCCTTATTCAGCGGGTCAAACCACCCGCCATTCTGCACCCGCTCTGCCGTCTGTGCCGCCGTCACCCGCTCTTCTTGCAGGTTGTTCGCGGTCTTGATCATCGAGACGGCCTGCTCGCCTGAGATCAAATTCTGCGAGAACGCCTGCCGAACCTCAACCTCTCCCGCCTTCCCGTCGTTCACATCCAGCAGAAGCTGATCCTGAAACCGAGCAGCGTACGCCCGCTGCTCCGCGGCCCGAGCAGCGTCCTGCTGCGCCATCTCCCGTTCGGCCTGCCCGGCCAGCTGAAGCTGCTGATTCGGTGGGAGCCGTGCGATGACAGGATCCATCGCAGCCCCGGTCGGCATCGCTTGCCCACCAAGCTCACGGACAAACCGCTCAGTCGTCGCAAACCGCCCGGTGTAGTTATGCCCCTTCTGCGGCGCCCCAGGCTCATACCCCTGCGGCGCCTCGAAGGCCATCTGGATATTCGTCAGGTCCTGAACCGTTTTGGCCTCATTAACCTTCAACCCCTCCGGCCGCGTGCGAAGTTCGTTAAGCGCGAACTGCGCCTGATTCTGCCAGGTCGGAGCAACGCCGTACCGCTGGATCATGAGGTCCCGGCGCGCGCCGTTGTGGCCGTAGAGCCCGAACCCGATTCCGCCATCGTGCTTCGCGGCAGGGTTAAACGTCGACTCCGAGGCCGCCGCTGCTGTGAGAACAATGGCCTCGTTATCGCTGGCGCCGATCGACTTCAGGTACGAATAGTGGGAAGAGGCAGAGGGCCCGCCCGGGATCGGCGAGGCATCGACCGGCTTAGTGTAGGGATTGTTGATCTTTCCGTAAGGTCCCTCACCGGGCACCACCCCCGTCACCGAGGAGATAACCCTCCCCGGCTCCGAACGGCTTTTGCCGAGGCCGTAGTAGTAATCGTACTGCTGCCGATACTTCGTCTTCAGCGCCTCCTTCTCCCCGGCCGGGAGGTTGGATTTGTCGATGAGGTCGAAGGTGTTCTTCTCAAACGTATCCCGAGTGTTGTTGTCGGGATGCTGCATGACGGTGATAAGCTGCGAAGCGGCGGCCGAGTCAATGGCGTTGGTCTGATTAGCCACTCGCTTGTTCAGTTCGAACCCAGCGAACTGCTTGGCGTACCCGCCGATCGAGTTCTCCAGCTTCACACGATATTCCGGCGGGACCTCCGTGAAGCCTCCGGCCTTAAAGTCCTCGTCGAGAGAGGTCCTGGCGTACTTCAGCATCCCATCAGTAAACCCAACACCGTCGCCGGTGAGATTAGCCGAGTCTTCCCGGCCCTTGGCCTCGACCTTGTTCTGCCACTTCTGGAAGATTTCTTCGGCGGCGAAGCTCTTCGCCTGCTTCTCCTCCCGAAGCCAGGGGTCAAGAGCCGCGCCGATCTGCCCGATCTGCTGCCCGAGCCCGACCATCTGCCGGCCCACGCCAGCACCAAACGCATCGGGGCTGGCGCCGTCAATGTTCTGCCTCGCGGTCGCCGGACCGGTGAGGTCGACTGTGGGGAAGGGGTTGTAATCAGCCATCAGCCAAATGCTCCCGCAGCCTTGTAGCTACCCCACTTCTCTCCGAAGGAGGTGGCCGTGCCCAACAGGCTGGAGAACATCGCAAGGTTCCCGGCCTTCTTCGCATTACTTGCCTGCATGTCGTACATCCCCGCGGAGGCCTCTTCGTTAGAAGCCTCGACGTCGAAGTTGTACGCCTGCCGATCTGCGTTGTTTCGAACGGTGAGGGTGTCGAGGCGGCCAAGCGAGGCAGCGTCCCCGATGATTCTGTTGTTAGTCCCGCTATCAATCGCGAAGCCGCTCGCACCCATCGCCGCCTTGATTTTTCCCTGCCGTTCCCGGTTCTGGAGATCTTGGTTCAGGGTATCGACCTCCGACTTCTGCCGGACGTACTCAGCATTCCGCTGCGCCATAATCTGATTATTCCGTGCGACCTGCGCCTGATACCGGGCAGCATCGGCCTGCGCCTGCGCCTGCTGCTGGGCGCCCATAGCGCTCACAACGCCGCCCGCAAGGGTAGCGCCGAGGGAGATGATAGGGACTACTGCCGCCATCAGGCGCTCCTATTCGTGAACTCGTAAAACACCGGATTGCCCGTGTCTACGATAGTGAACCCAAGCCACCGAAGCCACTTTTGACTCCGCTCATACTTCCGCTCGACGAGTCCGTGAAGGACGGGAAAGTACTGAGAGATCTGGTCGACGAACATCCGGGAGTGACGGGCGAAGAGAAAAGGGTGGCGGTCACAGACCTGAGTGGAAATAAGCCAGAGGTATCCATACCCTGACACCATACTCGAGGCCTTAACTCCCCACACGACCGCAAGATCGTCCTCGTGCCACCCAGCGTACGCCCAGGCCGAAGACCGAATATCTTCTTCCAGAGTTCGACCGACATTCACTGACTCCACCGTTTCCGGCACCGCCATCTCCCGAAGGTTCCGTAACATCAGCGGGACATGACGCGGGCGCGCGTACTCGATCCTCACCTTCCCCATCTTAGTTTCCCACATCAACATCGGGCGCGACTGCAAGGATCGAGGCCGGGAGGGGATAAGCTTGCTCGATACATACCCGCCCCTCGACATCCCACTGCGGAGCGTTGTTCACGGTGAACTGTCCGGTAAGGAGGGGGATCGGCATACCGAGCGGGACCCCGAAGGCCCGGTCCTTGACCTCCGCCAGTTGGTCAAACGCTGGGCCGTAGGACAGTCCGCGGCTCGCCGCCACCTTCACTGTCATCTGCGATAGCTTCTTCCTTTTCCCCTGAATCGTCTTCGGGGGCGACTCAAGTTCAAGGTCCAGTGTCTGAAGCTGACAGGTGAACCCTAAACCCACCACGACTCGTGTGATGGGCTGGTTAACAGCCACGGTGCCGCCGGTGACGACTTTGTCAGGGAAGACGTTCCCGTCACCGAGGATCCGAACTGTCTGGCCCTCGAGATGGTCCAGGCCAGAGATAGAGGTGAACGGGGCCTGGATCGTCCAATCCGTCGAGGGAATCGGGAGGCCCGTTTCGGGATAGACCTCCGTCGGATACATCCTCCAGGTACCCGTAACCACCGTGCCCGAAGTATACCCTGTGACATCAATAATCCCCTTCATGCAGCGGATCACGCTTCCAACATCCGCAAGGGTAAAGACGGAAGTGGAGTTGGTGAGGGTCACGGCCCCGGAAGTTGAAGACGCTGAAAGCGTCCCGCCCCGCCCGGTCAGGGTGTTGGTGAGGCCGCTGTCAACACAGAACGCGTCCTCGACGAAAGTGTTGTACCGCCACGGCTCGTCTGAGTCCATCGCGATCATCTGCTGCTTAAGGTCGATCACGCGGGAGGTGAACTTTTCAATGTACTTCACCTTCGAGCCGCCGATCAACCTTTCTACAACAACATAAACTACATCCTCAATCCCCTCCTGGATCGTCGTCACCGACTTCACCAGCCCCTGCGTGTCATGGGGGCTCCACGCCACCACTTCCTGTTCCTTCAGGAACGAACACGACAGAAGCTGCCCATCATCCCGCACGGCCCAAATCAACTTATGCGGCTCTTCCGCCCACGTCCACTCCACGATCGAATAGGGAGCGAAAAGGTGGTTCGAGAGAATCGACAGATCAGCGCCCGTGTAAACGTTGACGAAGAAATTGTAGCTGAGATCGCGGACCACAGACCCCTTCGACTGGACGTAGAGAATATCATACCCCACGACCAGTGGCGGGACCGAATTGGCACAGCCATTGAACGCCTGGGGCTCCGCCTTAATCCCCGTCGCAGTGATCGGGGCTCCATCTCCACCGCCTGAGATCTGCCAAGCTCCGGCCCCGGTGAGAATGACAAGTCCACCCTGCATGGGTACGAGCCATCTAATGTCGTTGACCTGCTGCGAAGCGAGGACATTCTCAATGCTGTCGCCGGAGTTGATCGGCTGGGAATAATCGAAGTTAGTGTACGCCCCAGGCTTCGACGCATAGACAGTCTCCGGATAGTTCGCAGGCGCCGCGTACCATTTCCGCTGCTGGAAGTAGCAGGTGACCGACGGGTTGTTGCCGGTAAGCGGGGACATCTGAAGAGTGATGCTGGCGCCGGATCCAGCGCCAGTCACCGTCACCGAGGGGTTGGTGTAGTTCTTCCCCGCGTACCGGATGATGACCCCGACCACCGCTCCGCCAACCACAATCGGGATCAGCGAGGCCCCGACACCTGTCGGATCAGAGATGCTAATCGACGTCGAGGCCGTGTACCCTGTCCCGCCCGCAACGATCGTGTACCCTATGATCGCCCCGTTGGCGAAGGGGTTGTAGTTGATCGGCGGCGAGATTGTGTAGTCGGGCTGGATGTTGGAGTCAACGAACTGATTCCCGAACGACGAGCCGATAAACCCGTGCTGTGCGCCCTGCGGCACGACCACACTCGACCGTCCGAGCGGAGCTCGGTAGACGTTGTAGTACTGTGCCCCCACCACCCGCGACCACGAGATGGTGAGGGAGTTCGCGGTCGTGGTGTAGTCTGCCCCACCCGCATTCTTTTGGATGCTCGGAAGCGACTCTTCCCCATCCGGCGCTACGGCCGTCACTTGATAGCTGTAATCGGTCCCCGAGCCCGTGGCGGCAGTGACAGTCACGTTCGTCGGGGAGTTCAAACTCGACCCGATGTTGATAACCTGCAAGGTCCAGTTGTCGTGGGCCGTCCGCGTCAGATCTCCCGCCTCGTAGTCCGGATGGCAGATGGTGAGAGTGTCGGCGGACTGGGCGAACTTAAGAAGGGCGAGGTCATCTCCGATGTAGTTAGTCGTGATAGTGTAATATCTCGACGCAGTTCCTCCAGAGGTGTATGCCGTAAAGCCCGTCGTATTGACAGCGACTCCCGTATAGATATTCTTGAGCGTAAACGTGTTAGCGGTGACATTAGCCACCTCATACGTGTTACCGTTTAGTTGCGTCATCCCTCCGACGCCGGAGATATACACCCAGTCGCCATTGGCGAAGCCGTGGGAGTTCGACGTCACCACGCCAGGGTTAGCCTGCGTGACGGCCGTGATGTTCTTCCCAGTCTCCAGCACATACCCACCGTCCTTAATGACCCTGATGTACAGGTGCCCAAACTCAAGGACGTAGGTCTGTTCCGTGTTGAACTGGAAGCTAACGAGGCGGACGGGATAGTCAGACTTGTACGCCTTCCCCACGAACTTCATCCCCGGGCGAGACGTGGCCCCACCCTTGTAGTCCACGAAGAAGTTGCGTAGCTTCGCCGCCCCGATCCGATACTTAGCGAGGTCGACTCGCCCCCACAAGGAGGGCGAGATCTCACCTGACGCAAAGGAGGGCTGAATGACTGGTGTCGGCATGTTACGTGTTCAGCTGTAGAATGGTAGGGGCGTTGGAGCCCGCAACAACGGCAGCGCCCTCTGCAAGCGTCGGCATCGAGTTGGAGTACGTGTCAGCGATAGAGAGGGAAATGAAGGCGGTGGTAGAGCCACCGTTCGGGGCAAGCCCGATCGCCGCCTGACACGACCGCATGGTGGGCGGGGTGCCCGTCGTCTTGATTCCGAACCAGTACACGCCCGGGAGCAATAATCCGCTCATAGCCAAGGTGATGAGGCCAGTGCCGGTTGTCGCCGCTCCGGTGTTATCGGCCGCTAGCGGTGCTCCGACCGGCCTCCCGGAGATCGGGCTGTTTGCCCAGATCCCGCCCTTCACCGACGAGCCGGCGCCACCCGCATCACACCGCACCGCAGCGGACACGAACCGGAGCGGGGCCACGACCTTGAACGGATAGAAGTAGATCGTGTCGATAGCTGCAAGGGCCGACGACGAAGTCGACGAGTCGTACATCACATACGACTTGCCGGGAATGTACCCGGGGAACAGACTGTTAATCAGATTCTGAATGTCGCTGTCTCGGTCCTTGCCATAGGCGATCACCCACGAGTTAGAGTCCTGCGCCGGAGCCGGGGCGCCGGCCAGTGTTCCCGACCACGTCTGAAAGATGTTCCCATCATACATCACAGCATCGCCGACGGCGTAAGCTACACCCGGCGTCCAGTCACCACGAAAAGCCATTGCAGCCTCCGGTCAATACCCGTCACCTAATGACGGAGCCATACCATCAACTCACCGACGATGCGATTGGGAGGGAGAACAGCGGGCCGTAAGCCTCTCCCATTATCGCCGTCGCCGACACCGGGCCGCCAAGGTTCCTCGCAGCGAGCCAATCTGGCGTCGTATCGTACACCTGCAGATCCTCATTCCCATCCGCGACTCGGGCCTGCAGAATCGTTTCGTTCGCCTCACTCAGCTTCGCCCGCGCCAGCGGGACAGAGCCAGTAAGCGGTATCGCCATGCTTCCCGCAAGGGCCGTGACCATTGCATTGTAGAAGATGGCATCCCAAAGATCAATATCATCACAGAAGTAGGTATAAGTCGCTATCGCTTGCCGCACGTTCGTGCAGACCACCTTCAACCTATTCCCACCTGCGTTCGTGTCCGTCTGGATCTGGAACTTCGCCGCCTGCGAGTCCGCGAGCGGATAGTACAATCCTTCGGACGAGAAGATCGGGACTGACATCGACGTCCCGTTCTGCGGCTGCGTCAGCACCGCCCGGACCGCGATACAGTCTACCGGGTAGATGTAGGAGTACAGCCACGGGGGCGGCGGGTACAGCGAGGGATCCCACGTCGCCTGCCCCGCGTCACTATTCTCCGGCGTCCCAGGTGCCGCCTTTGACAGGGCCAACAGATCGGTCTTCTTCGCGAAGCTCCAATGGGCCGCGCGAAGAAGCTGCTTGAGGGTGGAGTCGTAGGTCCGACTCGCAACCCGCGCCTCGTTAGAGTTCTCGTTCATGGCCGAGATCGTGGCACGAGAGCCAATATCTTGCAGGGCCTGATTGACAATCGAGATCTGAGATTCGGCCATGAACGAGTTCCTTACGTGGTGATGTCGCCGATCAGGGTGTACTTACCGTTCACGTCGGAGATAACTCCACCCACGGCATACTGCCCTGCGCTCTTATTTTTGCTTCCCCGAGTCTCCGCCGCCTGGCCCGAGCCCGCGGTCTCGTACTTCGACCACGAGCCGCCGACGAGCTTGTAGAGCCACTGGTTGCTGCCTCCTGCGTCCTTGTCGCCGCCAGCGGCCCACAGTTCCCCGTTGATCTCACGGAACGTGAAGATCTGCTCGTCGGAGTTGGTGTACTCCAGCGTCGAGGTCTCGGTTGCGGGATCGTAGGACACCATTCCGCTGCCCGAGTTCGGGTTCGGACCAGTGTTGTTAGCGTTACCGTTGGCGACCCAGATCTTCCCTTCCCACGCCTTCACGAACCACGGATTGCGCGGGTAGTATGACGACGGGAACCGGGTCGCCGCCGGTATCCCGCAGTCTTTGACTGTGATCTGCGCGAGGTCTGGCATCAGGGCGTGCCCCAATAGGATTGTGCGGAGGACCGGCAGGTTGACGCGTCCGTGCCGCTGATGGCGTCATTGAAGCAGACGAGTTCCGGTATCCAGCCGTTAAAACCAGTGGAAACGTAACCGGCCCCGATGATCGTGGCCCCACGGCCCTGTGTACCGATGCTTCCGCTTATGACGTTGGAGCCACCATCGATGGACAGGGACGACGACGCATTGTTGAACACCCCAACAAGACAGTGTGCTTTTGTGGTGTCTGTGGTTCCGCCATTGGCCGCGCTTCCGCCATTGTACATCTGGTAATTGGTTGACCCGCCGTAACCGAGCAACATACGCGGGCTGATGCCAGAACCATCGAGAAGGTGCGCGCCGGCCACATAGGAGTTGAACCGGGCGACCATGTAAACCGACACCGGGATGTCCTGCGTCGAGGAAAAAGCGAGCCGCTGGTTGCCGCCCGTCCACCGCAAGGACGGCTTGCTGTTGATCGTGTAGTTCGTGCCAGAAGCGACAAGGGGAGGCTGGTCACCTGGAGTTGACTGGGTGGCGTTGACGCCATTGCCAGATTGGTCATACCACGTCGTCACCAGTCCATTGTTGGCACCCACGAAGGATGCAAGGGACACCGTGTCGAGGTCGTCCCCGCTGAACCCGATGTCCTGCTCTGCGCTGTCTGATGACCGACGAACGCGGATCGCACGGCCGGAATAGGCCGTGCGCAGCTTGCGGGTGCTGTACGCGCAAGCCACGTTGGACAGGCCGTCGAGAAGTAGACCACCACCACCACCCCCGCCAGACGGAGGAGTGTTAGCCACAACCCCAAGAATAAGACCTAGCATTTCGTTCTTCTCACAGCAATCCAACGATGTTAGTGGCGGTAGTGCCGGTGGCGTTAATCCTCCGACACAAGACCGGAATGAACTGCCCTACCGGCACGCCAACGAAAGTGGCAGTGGACCCGTCCGGGCACTGGACAGATACGTTGCCGGCGCCACCAACGTAGAACCCGCGAAGATCATTCGCGAGGTCAGCATCGGCCGGAGTGATGGAAACTACACCGATGGCCGGAGCCGCCCAGTTAGCTTCCATATACCTATCGCGGACGGGAATCGCCATCACTTACCTCCGCCAGATGTCACAGTGACCTTCGGCTTGGTCGCATTGTCCACCCCTGCTGGCTCAAGCGGCAGGGCAGCAAGCGCCGCGTCGATGGAGGGCATCGGCTGAAGCGCGGCAATAGCGGCCTTTGCGTCAGCGTCAAGTCCCTCCATCTGATACGTCGGAGGACGATACGTCCCGTCAGGGTACTTGAAGGAGACGGTCTGACCGTCTCCAACAAGCGTCCCCTCTTCCAGCAGCTGGTCGTCGATGTAATGCTGGGCAAGGAGCTTGAACAACATGGCGATGCCTCAGTTGTTGATCGTGACGCCGGGCGGATACCCGTACTGGTTCTGACCAATGTTCGCCGGATCATCAACCACGGCATAAGCCGCAATCGTGCCGCCAGTGAACGGGCCAGTTGCCACGGTGTAGTTGAGCCGGATGTACCGGGGCCGGACCTGTCCCGGAACGAGCCGGGGAAGGTCGAAGCTCCAGCGAGCGCCGGCGGTCAGCGAAGCCTTGCCGATCACGCCGCCCGTCACCATGTCCGTCCAGGCCACGTTATCCGTGGACCCCTGAACGGCGATGGAGAGGGTGGTCGCGCCAGCGGACAGCAGCGCCGTGATGCACTGGAAGAAGATGACGATTGCAGGATCATCACCAACACCCATGTCACGCGCGACACCGAGGTCCACCACGTTCGTCGAAGCCGCGGACGCCGTGATGGCAGTGCCGGTCGGATCGAACTCCCAGAGTTTGTCAAGAATCATCGGTGTCTCCTATCAGACCACGCGGGCCTCAGTGTTGAGCAGAGCATCGCAGGTCTTGATCGGAATCCCGCGGAAGCTCGTCACCACCATGCCGTTGAACTCACGAAGCTGCAGCAGCACGTTGGTCTTGTTCATCGCCTGGAGATCCAGGTACGTGCGGACCGTGCGGTTGCAGTAGATCACCGTGTTGCCCATCGAGCCGTTGATCTCCGCAGCGTCCGAAGTCTGCACACCACCCGCGCTCACAGGAGCCGTCGGCAGGCGCCACAGCGCGCGGACGAGGAGGTTGATCAGGTTGGCGCCAGAGCCGGCGATCAGGTTCGTGACGTCGATGTTGCAGATACGCACAACATAACGCCAGTCACGGACTGTCAATCCGCACTCCCACTTGAAGTGGTCGCGATAGGCCTGGTACGTGCCACCGGCAGCGTCCTGCACCGGCCACTCGCCCATGTCCACATGGCGAAGGCCCGACACTTTCCCCATCGGGAAGATCCCGTGGACAGTCCGAGGACCCCACACGATAATCCAGATCGAGGTGTTCACAGAACCCGTGCCGCCCGCGTCGATGACATTAGCGGCCGTCTGCGCCGTAGCGGTGGACACCGAGTTGAACCGGGGCGAAAGCCCCATGAACCGCTCGGGGTTGACCAGCACGTTGCCGTAAAAGATCGTCGAGGCGACCTGCTGAGTCATGCCCTCGATGAAGGCCTGGGACTCCGACATCCGGAACGAAGCCGTGTTGCCGTTCAGGTCTGCGAGGTCCTTATCGATGACCGCGTAGGTCTCAAGGTTCCCGCAGGTGTCGATGATCTGGGCGGTGGTCGATTTGCCGTTCGGCACGCCGTAGTTCAACAGGCGCCAAGTGGCGGACGGCAGGCCAGTGCGGACCGTCGTCTTATGCCCGGTGGGGAGGTTGCCCTGGACCCACAGCATGTCGGTCATGATCTCATTGCACTGCGAGAGCAGCTCAACGATAGTCGCGACCTTGTAGTTATCGTCCAGACGCTTCGCCCAATCGGCGAGCGTAAGGGCGGTAGAGGAAAGAACAGCCATTGTTCATCACCCTGGAAGGTTAGGATACATAGCCTGCGGGCCGCGGCCGGATGGCTTCCCACTATCCCCGGTCGGCGAACCGGGTCGAGTCGGACTGCCCTCATTGAGCTGGCTCGCGATCTTCGCCATAAAGCGAACCACCTCAGGATGATTACCGGCACCGGTGTAGGCCAGTGCTTGGCGAAGCGCGGGAGTGCCGTACTGGTCGAGGACCTTTCCGATGCTCGCGAGCGTCGCGTCGAGTTTGTCTCCGCCGATCGTGGGATCGGCCTTGACTTCAGCCACCCAATCGTCGTTCGTCTTCTGGTACGCCTTGATGTTAGCCTCAGCGACCTCACTGACAATCTGCGCGTGGATGGGGGCGAGCGCAGAGATCTGCGCTGCCGTGAGTCCCGCTTCCTTGGCGACTTCCGTAAGCCGAGGTGCGAGGGTTTCAGGAATCGCCATCCCTTCCGGGAGGGTGATATCCTCAAGCTTAAACTCCACCGGCGCCGGGGCTTCCGCAGGCTTTTCGCCTTCCGGAGGGGCCGAGAGGAGGGAATCGGGTAGCGCCGGGGCAGGCGCCTCAGGTGTCGCTTCCGGCGTCGGCGAGGGAGTCGCCGAGGGAGTCGGAGGCGCCAAGTCGTTCACTGCTTGCCCGACCGGGTTCACTGCTGGTTCCGTCGTCATCATCTTTCTCCTTGTTCTCCTCCAGCATCAATACATATTGCTGAGGAGCAACCCGCATAATGTCCGCGAGGACCATCAATCCCACATTCCGCTGTCCCTCACTGTGGGCCATCACCAGCCCGGAGGTAGCGAAGTTAGACTCATACAACCGGCAGAAGGAGAGGAGGGAATGGAGCCACGCCCGAGTCTCCTTATGTTCCATCATCGCCTTCAGCGCATTGTCGATGCCGCGCTGGCGAGTATCGCTTCGCCGTTTCGTGCGGCTGACGTCAACCGGATTACCGAGGTCCCGCGCCATCCGCGGCCTCCCGCTTCAGTTGGTCGTAGAGTTCGACTGGGAGGATGTTTGCCGTATCGTTCCACAGCACGCCCTCGATGATATGCCCGACTCGCTCAAGATGCACGAGGCCGTGGATCGGCACCCCCGCTTCGCGGAGCGCTGCACAGAACTGCAGATCCTCTCCACCCGCGTAGCCGGACTCAGGATCGGCGGGGTGGTAGAAGAACGGCTGCGTCATGCTATCGAACACGTCCAGGCGGATCATCATTAGTCCAGTGGCAAGCCAGGTGAACCGGACCGGGGATTGGTTGGCGGCAAGGGCGGCAAGATCTTGCCCTTCCTCCGGCACGCCCATCATGCCATACGGCGGCCCCCGGCGACGGTACGGGCACCCCATGACCGGCACGTCATGCTTCACGTATTCCTCCAGTAAGCATTGGGGGTAGATCATGTCCGAGTCGATCATCAAGACATGAGTAGCGCCCGCCGCTTTCGCGCCAGCGACGGCTGCATTCCGCGCATTCCCAACGATACTCGCGGTAGCCTTCCCAGGGCTGACGCGAATCCCCGCCCGCTGCGAGTGCAGAAGGAGGCTGGAAAAACACATCGACGAGTCCGCATGGACTTGGCCGTGACATAACTGCGCTACCGCTATATGCATCTCAGGCTCCCATCATCCGGGCCAGGGCATTCTGTCCACCCCCGACCTCGGTCTTCGAAAGAACCGCCGCGCCTTGCACCGCCGTTGGCGCCAGCTCCGCTGCTTGCGCAGCCTGTGCCTGTTGGTCGCGGGCCTGCCTCTGCTTCGCGACCTCGTCGGGGCTTCGCAGAAGGAGGGGCGAAACCGCGAGGCGGTCGGCGTACTGGCGGGCAAACTCATCTTCGTTCAGGACGTCGAGGATCGTCGGCTTGACCGCCGCCATGTTTCCGACGGTAGCGGCCCACCGTTCCATCCCCGCAGTCTCCGCGGCCCTTTGGGCCTCCGCCATCATCGAGACGAACTGAATGTCGATCGGGCGGCCACGGATAGCCTCCGGAGGCTCGGGCAGGATCCGGCCCCGGGCCATGATGTTGTAAACCCGATTGACCGCTGGCGCCAGCGCTTCGTTCTCAAACCGCTCGATCACCGGCCCAAGCATCACCAGCTTCTCTTCCCGCCGCGCATCGATTTCCGTCGCGGATCGAACGGTCTGGAGTTGGGAGATCATCTGGAACAGGTCGTTGAAGAAGACGGTCTTGATCCGCTGCTGGACCTCCTGGATGTCGAGCATGAGATCGTTGATCGGGATGTTAGGAGTGAAGGCGGGCTTGTACCCGACCTGCGACTGGCCGCTGATGTAGGTGATCCCGCCCGGGAGCAGCGAGGCGGGCTGGTGCTTCAGCTGCACGTCCGCCACCATCGGCGGGTTGACCATCTTGTCGATGCCCTGGGCTTTCCGCTTCTGTTCCTGCTGGAGCTGCTTGACGTCCGGCAGGGCGTCCATTCCAGGGCTTCGCCCGTACGCGTCGTTGCCGACAGTCGACCACCGAGGAACATTCGCCGGGTGCTCGTAGAACCCGCGCACTCGAAGAGCTTCGCCGGCCCCGCACCCTTTCTTCCAGAACACTTCCCGGTACGGGAAGCCTTGACTGATGCCGGGAAGGCGGGGAGTGTTGGGCTCGATGGCGTGGCAGATGATGAACTTCTGACTCCAGTTCGAGGAGTTGGCGAGCAACCGGCGGTCCGGCTCCTCGAGGTTCTCCTCCCCGAACTCTTCTGCCATCTGCGTCAGGGTGTAGACGTACTCCCGGTAAAACACATTCGCGAGGCCTTTCGCGTCGTTCTGCACGAAGTACTCGCCAAGGCACGGGTTGTAGCAGTGGATGACGTTCTCGTAGTCCTCGTAGATGAGCTGGGCGGCGGTGCCGAAGACGACGAGGTCTTCGTACACGATGTTCATCGAGGAGTAAAAGTTGGACTCCGCGAACACTCGCATCATCCGCTTCTGGACTTCGTCGAGCCAAAGGGCGACGGGATGCTCGTCAGGGTACTCAAACCCCGCGATGCGGAGGCGGAACCACGGGCGAGTGGGGTTAGTGATGCCTGCCATCATCCCAGAGGAACAGGTCCGGGCCGCGATGGTCGCGGTGCTGTCGATGATGTTCTGATTGAGCGGAGCCCCGCGGAAGTTGTTCTTCTCGTTCTCGACGAGCCAGATGTACCGACGGGGGAGGATGAAAGCCGCAAGCTCCCGCCAATGGATCAGCCAGGAGTACCGATCCGTCCGCAGGGCCTCAAGCCGCTGCGCCATCGACTGCTGAAGCTTGACGTCAATCTTCATCTCACTCTCCGAGCAAGCTCTTCGGGGCGGTCTTCGCCCGATCCGTCAGGCCCATTCCGCCAGTGGCGATTGTCGAGGCGTACCCACCTACCCGCGCGTTCCGCCGAGCGCGGGCACCGGCCTCAACCACCGAGGTGTCAGCCTGGGTCGGAGGCGCCGGAGGAGGGGGTGGGGGTTCCGGAGGGGGAGTGTATTGGCTTCCGCCACCACCAAAGCTCATGGTCATTCTCCCAGCAACGATTTAAGGGCGCCACCGCCAGTGGCGGACGAGAGGAGGGACGAGGCAGCGGCCCCGCCACGATTCACCGGTTGCCGCTCCGGCCGCCGACGGGTCGTGACGCTGACATCCTTCGTTCCAGGGATGACAGTGGTTGTGGTATCGGTGACCGTCGGCTCGGGCTCGGGGGCTTTGTAGTCGGGGTTCTTGACGAGCACTTCCCCGTACTTCGGGGTGAGCATAGGGTTGGAACGGATGCCCTCGCTTCGCATCTGCCCGACCGCCGTCCAGTACTGATCCGCGTCCATCCCGCCGACCTGCTGCGTCCGGGTGATGAACTGATCGGTAGTGTTCTTCGCAACCTGATTCGCGCCGAACGGTTTGTCGCCGGTCTTGTAGTTCGTTCCGTACTTGGCGTTAGCCTGCTCAGGGGTTAGGGTCGCCGCGCGACCGCCTCCACCACCGAAAGACATATGGACCTCCTATGCCGCCGCGAGCGGATCGTATTCGTATTCGGCCACCGCCTGCGCTTCGCGACCTCGCCGGTCGGCGTTCACGGGCTCGACGGGGTAGGCGAAGGTGATGGCGAGGGCGTCCGCCCAGTCCGGCGAAGCGACTCCCCGCTTCTTCATATCCGACTTCTTCTCGAGCACGATCGCGTCCTCAGGCCCGCTGAACCCGTACATCGGGGCGGCGAGTTGCTCGATGAGGTCTTCCGAATGCTCTATGGCTCCGACGGAAAGCCAATCCCGCAGGGCGCCCCACATCTCCGCGCGTTTGTTGAGGTACTTGATGTTCGGGTCGACGAGATTAGCGCGGTCGCTCTTCCCACCGAACTGGACGTCGATGACCTCGACGCGGAGCTGTCGGAGCCGGTCAACGACACCGCCACCAACGCCGCCCCCGTCAACAAACACAGCGCTGACGCCGTGAAGCTTAATCTGTTCCTGAATCTTCGCGGCCACTTGCATAGTGTCCAAACCGCGAAGACGGACAGCAGGCCAAGTACGCGCGTCTCGGCCCTTGCGAAAGCTGAGAACAGTCTCGTCATCGCCAAACCTCGCAACGTCCACACCCATGATCAGGGCGACCGAGGGATGCTCTTCGAGAAGGTCGCGGGTAGCGGCCGCGACTGCCGCTTCGCGAGAGATGAATTCCATCGCGCCGATGCGGGGGAACTCGCCCTTCACCCTCACTCGGAAGAAGTCGGAGTCCTCTCCGTAGGCGGCGGCCCACTTAGCGATCTGCCGCTTGTTGGTGACGCGGACGGTGCGGGAGTCGACACGGGAGAAGGTCCAGCTTCCGGAATGCTTGCCGCCGGGGAAGCACTCACGGAACCGGCCGGTGTTTCGGGTGGGGTTTCCGAAGACAAGCCAGAGGATCTCCGTGTCCTCGTCAGTGAGAGCACCTTCGGTCGTTTCCCAGATATTATCCGGGATCGCGGACGCCTCGTCAAACACAACAAGAATCCGCCGACCCTTATTATGCAACCCGGCGAAGGCCTCGACATTCCTCTCACTCCAGGGGATCATGTCGACGCGCCAGGTGTCTTCGTGGTCCGGGTCTACTGACCGGATGCGGGTGGCCTCGTAAGAGAAGAGTTCTTTAGCGATGAATAGTCGATACCACTTGGCCAGCTCGACCCACGTCTTGGTGCGGAGCTGGTTCTCAGTGTTAGCGGTAACGACGCCTCGCGTATCAGGGAAAGTAGATAGGGACCACAGTATGATCCACGCAACCAGCGCTGACTTACCCACTCCGTGTCCGGAGGTAGTGGCGTGCATGATTGCTTCGGAAGGAGTGAGGAGCCCGTCGCGGATTCGGGACAGGACTTCGATCTGCCACTCATCGGGGCCCTCGAAGTTAGCAAGCTCTGTCCCCTCTTCGCCCCAGGGAAATGCCCAATACACCCAGCGAAGCGGGTCGCCGGATAACTTAGCCAGATCCTCCAACAGGGCCGTTTGGCTCACGCGCCGGGCTCCTCAGTGATGACCGCAGGTAGGTCCAATACCTGCGGCCTATCCAGCCCGGCTCGTAAGCGAGCACGATCGAGCCGGGCGGATATATCGACGTTCACGTTAACCTGCGCCGACTGCTTCTGCGGGCCGTGCCCGATGCGGTCAGCCATCTTTGTCACGACCTCAAGCGCCTGTTCCAGCTTGACGTCATCATCGTGGAGCTTCTCCACCACGATCTCAAGCGCGTCATCGAAGACCGCGCCCATCTGCTCGACCCGGTCCTTGAATACCTCCGTCACCGCCCCGCGGTAGTGATCGATGAGTTCTTGGAAGGTTGAGTCGGCCTGAAGGATGCTGACGCGGGAGAGGGAGTACCCGCAGGCGTAAGCCGCTTCGCCGGGCCTCATGCCTTCGGCCAGGGCTCGGGCGAGTCGGTGATGCGAGGCGCGGATCGCCTTTATCGGCGCCGCGGTCGAGCCCACAGCCTTATCCACCGCCGCCAGGTCCTCCGGCGTCAGCTCCCTCACCACCTCCGCGAGCACCGGCCTCGGCGGGCGCCCTTGCGTTCGAACGTTCAGATCAAGGTCCATCCCACACCATCCGCCGGCGCGCGGCGCCTGTCAACCCCCCGGCCTTCGGCCCCACCTTACACGTCGGGGCCTTGGCCTGAGCCGGCTGGCGCTACCTCGTTGGGGCCGAAGGTCCCAGGGAAGAGTATGGATGGGAGCTGGAAATTTCACATATTTTGCGAGGGGTCTTCCCGCGCGCGAGGGGGTGCCGACCGTCGAACCCGGGGGGCCTGCGTGCGCAAATGCGAGGGGGTGGCCGGGGACCGAGGCCGGATGGGAATTTGGTCCCAGTTCGCGATGTGCCAAATCGCACATCAAGGGGATTGTATGGTCCCTTGCCTTGTGATCTAAGGGAGATGCCAACACGGCACCAACGGAGCAAGACCATGGCTAAGTCAATTGAACTTCCCAACGCCCTCGACATCGCCACCAAGTTTGGCGGGCTGACCATCAACCTTCACGATGTGGCGCACGAGTCCATCCTCCGCGCCATCCGCATCGGGGTGACCAACATCCTCCGCGACTCGTACGCTTCCGATAAGGACGACGACAGCCGCAAGTCCAGCATGGAAAAGGCGCTTGCGCACTTCATGGAAGGCACGGCGCCTGAGCGCGGTCGTTCGGCCGATCCGGTCGCGGCGGAAGCCAAGGCCATCGCCACCGCGATCCTGAAGGCCAAGGGCGTCAAGCCCGACGCGGACGATTACAAGGCCAAGCTCGCCGCGTTGGTCGGGCACGAGAAGGTTGTGGCCAAGGCCAAGGCCAACGTCGCCGCCCGCGACAAGTTGGTCGCCGACCTCGACATCTGATGGCCGAAACCGGGCTTCGGCCCGGTCGTACGGGAAGGCGACCTAATCCGTGCCTGACGATGGCCGGTCGCGATGGAGATGGGGAATGTTGGTCATAACCCGTGCAGAGGAACGTTCCCGCATCGAGGTTCTTCTGAAGCGGAAGGATATCGTCGCGGTGGAAGTTGAGTCTTCCGGCCCCAATGAAAACTGGTGGCGCGTGGATGAAGGTTACCGCAAGCAGATCCGCGATTGGTTCGCGAACGACGACGGGGTTCTGTGGTTTTCTTCGGAAGGATCGGGTCATGTTTGAGATGAATTTGTTGGGCGCATTGCGGGACGCATGGGTCGACGTGGTCGGCTGGGTTCTGTCCATCGTCGCCCGGCTTGTGCCGTTGGCCATTGACTACCCGGCGCACGTCATTGGCGCCGTGGCGCTTGCCGTGGGGTTCGTGGTCGTGTACAACCATCGCAACGATTTGGTGCTGTGATGAGGAGGCGGGACATGTTCGTGATCGCAGAAACCGGACGGCATTGGACCGTCTTCGTCGGTGGTGTCGCCGTGTTCACCGGGACGCACCGGGAATGTAAGCGGTACGTGGCCGCCCAGGAATGGTTGGCCGCCGCGTAAGCCGGCCAACGTCGGAAGCCCCGCTCCATGGGAAACCGGAGCGGGGCTTTTTGTTGTCTGCGGGGTCGGCTTCCTGTGGGTCGCCGTGGGTCCATACCTTTCACATGATGAAACGTCCATACCTTCCACTGGAACCTTTTTCTTTTTGTTATAGTGGATTTTTTTTTTTTTTAAAACGATTTAGAAAGGGAAAGGTCAATACCTTTGAAAATGTGGACGGGACCCATCTACCCCCACAAAGAACCGACCCCTTACCGAACCACGTTAGCCGTGCCATCATACCCTTCCACACCAACGGGAGGGCCGGATGCCTAAACCACTCTCAACCGAAGCAGCCTACGCAAAATACGTGGCCGCGCTCCAAACCGCACTCATGCATGGGGTATGCACGAAGCCGACGATGAACAAGGGCCAGGCCCTTCGATTCCGGCAAATGTGCTATCAAATACGGTCGATGTACAGAAAGCGGAACATGGGCGCCAGTCCGTGGGATGACATCGTCATAAACATCGACGAACGGACATGGACAGTTAATCTTGTTTACGACAAGCTCAACTCATTGATGTACGACGCAGATGGGAACGTCGTTGACGTGGCCAGTACATTTGCCATGGTCAAAACCCTCGACAGCCCCGAAGAACTCTACCTCACCGAAAGCGATATCGAGTACATGAAGGAAGAAGCGGAGCGGAAAGGCGTGCCGTTCGTGATGCCGAATGTGAAGGTAGTGAAGGACGATCCGCCTGCCGGCGATGACATCCTCAACAGCCTGGGCTAACGCCCCCACCACTTGGCGCCAGCCGGCTCAGGAGGTCCACCATGACACCCGCTGAACTTCGTTCCATCATCCAACATATGGTCGATCGTACGTGCGAAGCACACATCCGGCTGGTAATAGACCGGTTGGACAACATCCTCCGGATGTGCGAACGCGACGGGGGCTTGCCCCGTGCCCGGGAACTACTCAGCCTCTACAAAAACATCTACGGCGAGCCGCTTGCGCCGGAGCCGGTTATCACCTTCCTCGCCAAGCGCCCACTCGACGGACGGCGCAAGCCGCAGAGCCCGGAGCATAAGGCAAAGATTGCCGAGGCAAGGGCCAACCCCGGCTTGTCAGCCCGGAACCAAGAGATCGTGAAGCTGGTCAATAGCGGAATGCCCAGGGCCATCGTCGCACAAAAGTTCAATATCACCGCGCCCCGCGTTACTCAGATATACAATGCGATACGGGGGAAGGATATGGACTCTTAACTTTCCGTTTGACAAAGATTCCAGTTTCGGATAGAATACAAATCACGGACAACTCCGTCCGGCGCAAGCAAGCAGGATGCAAAGCATGGATTACCCTCCACCCAACGGCGCGGTTATGATCTGGCGCGCGGGAAACCAGCTCATGGTCCGCATTCCACCGGCCCCGGGCCACGACCGCGGCCACATCCTCAACTTCCCCTTCGAGACCGTCGGGGTGCAAACACTTAAACTCGTGCTTACGCACCGCGAAGCGGAGCCAGCGGCGAAGCTTGGTTCCCGCGCCGTGCCCACGCAAGAAATGCTCCGGGCGATGGTGTCTGGCGCCAGCGTCACGAAAGTGCCAACCACTTCCCGCGAAGCCCAACGGCGAGAGCGCCTCGCGAAGCAGGCGGCCCTTAACACCGAGATCGACGACCTTCTCGACAACGAACTCGACGAGATTCTGGAGGGACTGTGATGAAAACCGGATACACCATTCTCCGCTCGGCGAAGCCAATGGTTTGCGACCGGGAAGACTCCAGCATCGATTGGCCCGACGAGCCATCTTACGACACGCTGATTAAGTTCTTCCGTCGGGCCATGGGCGACCAGAAGGCTTATATGGAACGGGTCAGAGTTTATTGGCCGACAATCCCCAGTCAAAGCTTCGCCATCACCGACATGATCGTTGATGAGGAGGGGATGTTGAAGGGCCTGCCCGTCAACATGGCCGCCACCGCGCTCTACGCCCAGCAGTCTATCGTCAACGGATACAGGGGACAATTGTCGCCGATCTGCGGGACCGCCATCGTCTTTCACAGGCCCGTCTTCTTTTGAGGTGTGTCATGACACAGGAGGCCGCGAAGCGGGACATCGAAGGCTAGTGCAGCCTAGGGCACCTTCGGGTGCCCGAACGGCACTATGCCGGTCATGAGGATAAAAACATGATCAACAACCAGTATATCTTCACCTTCGCGATCGAGAAAGATTACAGCATCACACATCATGCTGTAAGCATCTTCGCGAGCAGCTTGGGAGCGGCATATGAAATCTGGAAAGGCATTGGCGGCCCTAACGCTACTCTCCTTAACGTCCAGTGCCTCGGCTCATAGCTTCTACGAGCTCGAGTGCTGCCATGACAAAGACTGCGCACCGGTGGAAGACGGAAGAATTAAAGAGACTTCTGCAGGCTATGTCCTTCCTGACGGTTCCACCATCCCCTACGGAGATAAGCGAATCCGCTTTTCTCCTGACTCACGGTTTCACTGGTGTCACGGCCAGCCCGTCATGGGCTCCGTCGCCACCATCTGCCTCTACATCCCTGGGAGGGGGATATGACGAAGTCGGACGAAATCCGAGCGCTCTTGGCGAAGCGGCCTGACCTTTCCGGCAGCGCGATCGCCCGTCGCCTCGGCGTCTGTCCTTCCCTCGTCTCTCGGGTGAAGAACAACGTCAACCCCCTGAAGGTCGGTCCGCCGATCTCAGGCTTCGACATAGAAACGGTAGTGCGGGAACGCATGATAGACCTCAAGGTGAGTTTGAAGTCACTTGGTCAGGCCTCGGGGGTCCACCCCGAGCGCATTCGAAGCTTCCGAAACCAGCAGACGAAGCTAACATCAGTCTGCCTTTTCGCCCTCGCCGAGGCCCTCGGCCTTCGCTTCTACGTGGAGTATATGAATGTCCATGAAATCCCACCTCGTCACCCTGCTCACCGCCTCCGTACTGTCGGTTGCGGTGGCCGCAAGCCCCGCTCTGTCTGGGGGGCCGAAAGACCAGAACTGCCACCCTTCAACCCCCGTAACGCCGCCATCCAAGCCTACGCCGACGCCACCGCCGCCTCCCGCGAAGCCCCCTCAGCCCGCGAAGCCGGCTCAGCCCCGCGTTGACACCAGCCGTCCCACAAGGGGCTGCGATAGCTACATCAACGGCCAGCGGCAGTGTTGGAACCGGGACACTGTCATCATCGAGGACCGCCGGAATGTCGTCAGAGCGCTTTATTAACTGCCGTCATCCCGGCTGCGAGGAGCCCCGTCACAGGGGCTCCTACTGCCGCGCACATGCCGAGCGGTTCTACGTCCGGCCTTCGGCCCCGGCGAAGAAGGCCAGGGTTGTGTTCAAGGACAATGGAGGGTTCAAGGTGATTAAGGAGGCCAAATGACCCCCACCGAGCAAGAGGCGCTCTCCCGTAAGTACTCTTCCGGAGTCGCCATCATTCTCCCCCTCACCACCGGGGAGTACGCTATCTTCAACGCCCAGCGCAAGCTGGTCGCCATCACCTTCTCCCTCGAAGAGGTGGCCCTCGCCATCGCCGGGATTGAGACCACGCTTGAAGTCCGCCCCGAGCCCGCGAAGCGGGGCATATCACTGGAAGACCTCGGATTATAGGAGAACAATGATGTCCGACGAACTTAAGCTCGAACACAAAACCCTCGACGAGGCCATCAACCACCACTCAACGTGGTTCGAATACCACCTAAACCTCGCCCACATGGTCGAGACCTTTATCAACTCCAAGGAGGCGCCCCCCACCAGCTATTACACCCAACTCGAGCGGGCCGCCGCTCACGCCAACATCCTCCGCGAGCTTCGCTATCAAAAGGGCCTCGAATATCAGCGCGAGGCTTACGCTAAGATGGATGCCGCCTCGTGACCATCCGGTCACCCCAAGCACCGGAGCCTAACATGCCAGAACTCATCATCCCCACCGAGGGCGGGAAATACTTCCTCGACCGGCCCTCGGGCCCCATCTACGCCACCAGTGAACAGGAGGCCATCATCGATGCCGTCCGCTCTACGAAAGACAATATCTGCATTAACGCCCTCGCTGGTGCGGCGAAATCTACCACTCTGGAACTCATATGCAAGTACGTCACTGGAATCCCGATCCTTTCGCTGGCGTTCAATAAGCGCATCGCGGACGAGCTTTCCAAGCGGCTACCATCCCACGTCGAGTGTCGCACGCTTAACAGTCTGGGCCATCGGGTTTGGGCAGCGGCTACGGGTAAGCGTCTCGTGGTCGACACTAAAAAGACCTACACCATCATCAAAGAACTGATCGACGGCTCCCCGGCGGTCCAGCGCCAACACCTTTACGCCTTCATGTCCGACATGATCAAGGCCCTCGAGTGGGCCAAGACCCTCGGCTATGTCCCGGAGGGGAAGTTTCAGGGGTGCAAGCCCCTCATCAATTCCGAGGACTTTTACGACAACATCGGGAGCAAGCTCTTCGAGGACGATCCGGAGGACTTTGTCTACGACGTGATCGAGGACGCCCTCACCGTCTCCATCAAGCGGGCCTATGACGGAGTCATCGACTATGCTGACCAACTCTATATGCCGACTGTGTTTGGAGGGGTATGGCCCAAGTTCCCGCTCGTCTTGGTTGACGAGGCCCAGGACCTGTCAGCCCTTAATCATGAGATGCTACGTCAATTGGCACGCACTCGCCTTATTGCCGTCGGCGATCCTTGGCAGTCCATCTATGCATTCCGCGGAGCTGTCTCTTCGGGCATGGGATCTCTTATCCGTGACTTCAAAATGGCTGAGTTCACCCTCTCCGTTACGTTCCGCTGCCCCATCTCCGTCGTCCGACGTGCGCAGGACCGCGTTCCGCACATGAAGTGGGCTCCGTGGGCAGCCGAGGGCAAGGTCGCTTCGCTTCACCGCTGGGACGCATCCGTCATCCCCGACGGCGCGGCAGTCATATGCCGGAACAACGCGCCCTTACTTAAGCTGGGCTTTGCCCTCTTGAAAGAGAAGCGGGGGATACATATCGTCGGCATGGACATTGGCCCGTCCATGGTTAAGACCCTTCAAAAACTCGGTGACCCGACCATGCCTAGGGTCCAACTGCTGAAAGCAATCAACAAGTGGGAGGCCGACCGCCTCGCTAAGGGCAAAAACGCTGGATCCATCTCCGACAAGGCGGAGTGCCTCCGAGTCTTCGCCGAAGAAACTGACGACCTCTCCGGCGCCATTGCCTACGCAGACCACATCTTCAAGGTAACCGGACCTGTGCAGTTGATGTCCGGTCACAAGAGTAAAGGATTAGAATTTGATGTAGTGTTCCACTTGGACCCGTGGCGTATCCGCGCCAATCTTGAAGGAGAAGCCCTTGCACAAGAATTGAATTGCCGGTATGTTATTGAAACCCGTCCCAAGCGGGAACTCTACCTCGTGACAATGGACTATTTCGATGCAGCAGATTAAAGACGTTCTCGACTACGAGCCAGCCACCGGTATTTTCCGGTGGAAGAAGCCTACCTCCAACCGTAACAAAGTTGGAGGTGGTGCAGGTACAATCAGTAACGGCTATGTATCCATCACCGTGCTAGGCCAACGCATCTATGCTCACCGGCTAGCCTTCTGGTGGGTGCATGGTCGGTGGCCTCGGGAGGTTGACCATATCAACCGAGACCGAACCGACAACCGTATCACGAACCTCAGAGAAGTAACCCGTGGGGAGAACGTTGCCAACACGCACAGGCGTGATAACAAGTCCGGCGTGCCGGGAGTGTACTATAACCCTGCCTGCGGTCAGCGCCCATGGGTAGCGTACAAAGACCGAGATGGCAAGCGAAAGTATCTCGGTTACTTCGCGACAAAGGAACAGGCAATGGAAGCTCGTTATGCAGCTGAATAAACACGTCCACATCGCCCTCGACCTCGCTGACGACGCAGTGGGTCTAGTCGACCGCCTGCTCTCGAAGATGACTATCGGCGACGTCGCCGATATCAACACCAACATCCTCTTCGAGTCCGTCCTCGTCGAGAACTTCATCCTAACCAAGGAGGAACTATCCACCCTTCAAGACCAACTCTTCGGTCGGTTCATCGAGATGCTCCAGGTCCTCACCCCTGCCGCCTTCGCGAACGAGCCGGTCTCCATCAAGCTTATCCTGGCTGGACACTTCTATGTCCACCTCCAATCCCTGAAACTTCAGGAGTACATCAATGGCTAAGAGCAAGAAACGAGTGGAAGGTATTGACGTTTCAACGGATGAAACCGCCATACCCAAAACTCCCCGTCCACCCTCAAAGAAAAAAGTTGACACCATCGGCGCGAACGTTACCTTAGTGGCGCAACCCGACGGCGCCGCCGTCAATCAGGAGTCTACAATGTCTGACAGCATCACGATCCAGGGCTTCGAGTTCGCCGTTCCCGTTCCGTATGCGGAAGGCCATGTCCTTACCGCCGGCGAAGCCTCGGCACTGAATCAGGTCTTCCACGAGAACCTTCGCAACAACTTCGCGAGCAAGATCAAGAAGCTCAAGGAGGCAAACGGCGAAGCCATCGACGTCGAGGCTCTTCAGGCCGACCTTGACGCTTACGCCAAGTCGTACCAGTTCGGTGTCCGCACCACCGGCGGCACTCGCGCCGTCACCGATCCCGTCAAGCGCGAGGCCATCAACCTCGCGAAGGAGGCGATCAAGGCCGCCCTCCGCTCGAAGGGGAAGAGTGTCAAGGACGCTGGCGGCAACGACTGGCTCGTCGAGAAGGCCACCGAACTCGTCGCCACCCGCCCCGTGTTCATGGAACAGGCGAAGGCCCGCGTCTCTGCCCTTCAGGCCCTCGCCTCCGACACCCTCGAGGGTTAAGCAGTGGCAGCCAAGGCCGAGTACACCTTCATATGGTATTCGGCCTTGGCCGCGCCGTATGGGATCGTAGTCGAAACGGACAATCCTGAGGCCCTGAAAGCCCGGCTTTACGCCGCCCGCGCAGAGTCTCAGGACCCTGACCTCGCCAACATCTCCATCAAAACCTCACCCTTCAACCCCAGCCAACTTTGGCTAATCAAGAGGCAGCCCGATGCACCTGACTCAGACGAAGCTTAGACAAAGATATTCGTACAATGAGGAGGGTGCACTCTACCATATTAGGTTGATGCGTGTAGTGCATGGTGCCCCAGGACGGTATCGGACAATAACAATTGGCGGAAGAGGCCCAAATGCAATATGAAAGATGGAACAATGCGTAAGAGAGAATCACACCCTATCCGCAAACATACGTTAAACCTCTACGAGGGTGACTTCGAGCGGTTGACTGTCCTGTTCCCGAAGGCGGGCGCAGGGAAGATCATTCGAACGCTGGTCCGGAAGTTCGTCACGCAGGTGGAGGAGCAGGCCCAGCAGAACTCAACCCCATCACCGATCGAGATCGAAGATGTCTGAAGACCTCGACCGCTTACGGCAGGTTCTACGTTATGATCCAGAGACAGGTAAATTGTTCTGGATAAACTCGTGGAGCCGCTCAGGTAAAGAGGCAGGCACACGCACCAAGCAGGGTTATATTCGAGTAACGGTTGATGGGGTAAGGATCATGGCGCATCGCATCTGCTATGCCTTGCACTATGGCCGCTGGCCCATTGACGAACTTGACCACAAAAACAGGATCGGGACAGACAATCGGATCGAGAATCTTAGACTGGTTAATCACTCCCGCAACATGCTCAATCATCCAAAGGTGGCATATAATGACCGCGGTTACTGATTTAGACACTCTCATGGCCCGAGACCCTCTCGAACTCACCGACGAGAACCTCGACCAAATCATCGCCTTCCTCCGTGCCCAACGCGCGAACTACGGCCAAGGCGCCGACAAGAAAGCAGGCACGAAGCCCAAGCCCATTGTCAACCTATCCTTGGATGACCTCGGCCTCTAACCTCCAGGTCCAATGGAGACTACCGTGAGCGAGCAAAGCCCGTACCTTACCGGGACGAAAGTCCAATTCGCGTGGGATTCCACCTCCCTCGGCACCTTCAAAGAGTGCCCCCGGAAATATTACTACCAGCACCTTGAAGGCTGGCGCAAGGTCGGCCGCCCGAAGACTGACCTCGAGTTCGGCCAGATCTACCACGCCGCGCTTGAGACCTACGACAAGCGCCGCGCCAGCGGGAATACCCATGCTGAGTCTGTGCGGGCGGCCGTACACTTCACTCTTCATTCCACATGGAACGGCCTCCGGGGCGCGCCGATGGAGTTCGAGGACACCATCAAGACCCGCTTCACCCTCCTTCGTTCGGTCGTGTGGTATCTGGAGCAGTTCGAGAATGATCCCTGCGAGACAGTCATCCTTAAGGACGGCCGGCCGGCTGTCGAGCTTTCCTTCCGCCTGCCGGTCGATAACGGGATTGTTCTCTGCGGGCACCTTGATCGTGTCGTGGACTTCCAAGGCAGCAAGTATGTCATGGATCGAAAGACCACGAAGACTACAATCAGTTCGTATTACTTCGACCGATACGCGCCTGATAACCAGATGTCTTTATACACACTGGCAGGACGCATCATACTGGAGTCCCCCGTCCGCGGTGTCATCATTGACGCAGTGCAAATTGCTGTGGGCTTCACGCGTTTTGAACGAGGTTTCGTCTCCCGGTCGGAGGGCGAGCTTGAGGAGTGGCTTTCGCAAGCCTACGCTTGGATAGCCTCCGCCCAAGCCATGTCGGAGAAGCCGGTAGCTGAAAGCTTCCCCATGAACGATAAGTCCTGCCACAACTACGGCGGGTGCCCGTTCCGGTCCGTCTGCGCCAGCGATCCCCGCACTCGCGAAGCCGTCCTTGAGTCCGAGTATCGTCGGGAGTATTGGAATCCGCTGAAGGTGCGGACATGAGCATCGAGCAATGCCGAAAGGATATCACCGTCATCCTCCGAGCCTATGACTTCGACGTCGGGCTTGAGGCCATGATCTCCCTTATCGCAGGGGGATGTACCCTAGTCCCTACCAACATCCAAGGTCCCCTCCTTCACCGGGTACTGAAGGAGATCCGGCGCCAGCACAAGGAGATTGCCAATGTTCAACGGAAAGAAAATAGCGAGGCTAAATATTCAGCTCGCGACGCAGACCGAGAGGATCAACGCGCTCGAACTGGCGAACGCGAACCTTCAGGCAGAACTCCTCCGCCAGCGCGGGTTGTTGAGGGAGTTCAGCCTCTCCCTTCCGGAGATGACTGACGCCATCGACACCATCCGCAAAGCCCTGCCGAAGGGGGAGAAAGCTAATGCCGAGCCTATCGTCGCACCAGTCCAGCCAGTCAGTGAAGCTTCTCCTAATCGGGGACAGCGGCGCCGGAAAGACGGGGGCTCTAACGTCGCTAGTCGAGGCCGGGTATAAGCTTCGCATCCTCGACTTCGACAACGGGCTTGACTCCCTCCGCATCCAGATGGAACAGCGCTGTCCGGAGAAGATGAACAATGTTGACTTCTTCAGTCTCCGAGATAAACTCAAGAGTTCGCCGACTGGTCCGATCCTTGACGGAATGCCTACAGCATTCACCCGCGCGGTCAACCTTCTCGATCGATGGAAGTATGACGACGTGGATTTGGGAAAATCCAGTGACTGGGGAGACGATGTCGTTGTCGTTCTCGACAGCCTTACTTTCCTGTCCGAGTCCGCGTTCAACTGGGCCACAGCCATGAACCCTACCGCCAAGGACCGGCGGCAGATCTACGGCGCGGCCCAGGAAGCAGTGGAAAACGTCATCTCCCTGATGACATCCCCGAACATGAAACCGAACGTGATCATCACCGCTCACGTCAAGTACATGGACAGGCCCGATGGGACGCAGAAGGGATATCCTACTTCCATCGGTAACGCCCTCTCACCAAAGATCCCTGCCTTCTTCAACAACGTCGTGCTCTGCGAGACACAGGGATTCGGCCAGTCACTCAAGCGGATTTTGCGTGTGCAGACGACAGCACTTGTGGACACTAAGTCCCCTGCAAGTTTCAAGCTGCCGCCTACACTGCCCATCGAGTCCGGGCTAGCGGACTTCTTCAAAGCCTCGAAAGGAGGATAAGATGTTCGAGGATAAAATAGCTGAGCGTGTCTACCCCAATGGCGAGCGGCAAGCCGTGGCTCAGGCCCCAACGTTCGGCGACGTCCTGCAGGGTCTACGCTACGCTACCGAGCGTGTTGAAGTCATGGCGGCTCAGGCCGAAGAGGTCTACGGTCTATTGACCGGCAACTTCGCCCCACCGTGCACTGCTGACGCCGACAAACCCAGGGGCATCCCCTCCGGCGTCATCCCAGAGTTTTCCGTGCTTCTGCAGGAGGTCCACCTGCAGTTGGGTCGGGTCGAGAAGGCCCTGTCACTTATCCGTTCACTATGACTGTACACAACAAGCTCGCCAGACTTTTGAGTCACACGACTCCGTTTGGCGAGTGCCTCGAATGGCAAGGGGCCACTGACAGGCATGGTTACGGTAGAGTGTCTCGTGTTACGTATGGTGAAAGCCTTGCCCATCGAGCAGTCTACCGTCACGCAATCGGACCCGTGCCAGAAGGCCTTGGCCTTCTACACGAGTGCGATAACCCCAGATGCGTTAACCCGAAGCATCTAACTCCGGGAACACAACTGGAGAATATGAACGACGCGAAACTGAAAGGAGTGAGACTAGGCGAAACGCCGAAGAAGGTTTCCGACGAAGTCCTAGTCGCTATACTTTCTCGGCTTGCCAAAGGAGAGAAGCAACGTGAAATCGCCCAAGCGTACGGTATCTCAGAAGGATACCTCTCCAGCATTAAACACGGAAACAAAAGGAACAGCTAACATGTCAGCAAATTTCTCAGATGTTTTGAACAAGAAGCTTGACAACGTCGAGAAGCCCAAGCCGCTCCCGATCGGGACCTACTTTGCCGTCATCAACGGCGCTCCCGAGATCAAGCCGCGCGGGCAGAACAACACCCTCGCCGCTGAGTTCAAGTTCAAGATCCTCCAGGCCGACGAAGACGTCGATGCGGAAGCGCTGGCCGAGATGGGCGGGATCAAGGACCGGGAACTCCGGTTCACCCTCTGGCTCACCGAGGACGCCTTGTGGCGGGCGAAGCAGTTCGTTGAGAACTGCGGCGTCGATGACACCGGGATGTCCGTTTCGCAGGCCCTTCAGGCCTGTGTCGGGATGTCGGCGAAGGTGAAGGTCAAGCACGTCCCGTCGCAGGACGGACAGGAACTGTACGCGAACATCGATAAGGTCCTGAAGGCGTAAGCTGAGCCCGAGCCGGGGCGGGTAATCCCCGGCGACTAACAAGGAGCGGGCAATGACAACAGGTATCTTCGCTACTCTCCCCATCGACAAAATAACTGTCCTCCGAGAGGGGCGGCAGCGCCGCGAACTCGTCGATATCGAAATCCTTGCAGAGTCCATCTCTCGCCTCGGCCTCATCAACCCGATCACGGTCGATGAGAACAATGTGTTGATCGCAGGTGAGCGCCGCTTGACAGCCGCGAAGCACCTCGGCTGGACCCACATTCCTGCCCAGCGGGCCGACGTCAACGACCTTACCTCCCGCGCGATCGAACTTGAAGAGAACGTGAAGCGGGTCGACCTCCCATGGCAGGACCAAGTCCGCGCGGTACAGGAGTATCATAAGCTTCGCCAGACCGAAGTCAAGGCATGGTCACAGTCCGACACCGCCGCCGCCCTCGGCTACACTCGAGCCTCCATCTCCCAAATCCTGATCGTCGCCGAAGAGGTCGAGGCTGGGAACAAGCGGGTCATCGAGGCACCGAAGTATTCCGTCGCCCTCGGTGTGACGAAACGGAAGATTGAGCGGGAGCAGGCCAGTGAACTTGAGAAAGTCGACGTCGTCCTCGGGACGAAACCGTCTACGCCTAAGGTTGACGAGGGAGAGGAGACTATCCTCAACGTCGACTTTCTTAGCTGGGTCACCGGATACAAGGGTCCTCGTTTCAATCTTATACACTGCGACTTTCCCTATGGGATTGGGGCAGATTCCTTTGCACAGGGAGGTGCTGCCCAGCACGGCGGATATGTTGATGATGAAGGTACTTACTGGAAGCTCTGCCAGGTCCTGGCCGAAAATCTCAACAAGATCGCGACTGAATCCTGCCACCTCATCTTCTGGTATTCGATGAAGTACCACGCCCAAACCCTCGCGTTCTTCGAACGGAACACGGACTTCGTCATCGATCCCTTCCCTCTCATCTGGATGAAAACAGACAATGTCGGAATCCTACCTGATCCTCAACGTGGACCCAGAAGAATTTACGAAACTGCTCTCTTCGGACGACGTGGTGATAGGAAGGTTGTTCAAGCGGTTGCTAACGCATATGGAGCCCCGACCATCCGCGAGCGTCATATGTCTGAAAAGCCAGAGTCAGTTGTCCGACACTTCTTTCGAATGGTCGTTGACGAAACATCGATTGTCCTCGACCCTACATGCGGGAGTGGATCGGCTATTCGCGCTGCCGAAAGCCTGAAAGCCAAGCATGTCCTTGGACTAGAGATCAACCCTGAGTTCGCAGCCACTGCTCGTCGCGCCCTTCGCACGGCAAGAGAGCTTCGCAAAGCGGGGGAGCAGCATGGCTAGGGGCGAGACCCCGGAGGGCGTCAATGCCCTGCCATGGCCACCAAAAGAGTGGAAAATGGGACTACCTCTTAACGACGCTACCGACAACCTCTTGGCCGAGCGCGGCAAGACCCACGGTCACATCGAGGACAATGCCTATTTCACTGAAGAGCTTGGCAAGATCGTCTGTAGCCACGCCCCAAAACTCGGAAAATCTATCTGGTGGGAAATGTCATCCACTCCTCGGCTTTGCCTCTGGATGGTGCTGCATAAGATCGGCCGCATCCTCTCTGGCAACTGGCGCGAGCCCGACCACTGGCGCGATATCGCAGGCTACGCCACCCTCGTCGCCGAGCGACTGGAAAAGGGAGAACTGCAATGACCCCCGAAGATCGAGGTTTCTACGTCGTCGGAGGCTTCCTCCTCTTCATCCTCCTTTGCGTCAGCTACGGCGCGAGCACCGGCCACCTGACCCATGCCATGGCAACTTGGGGAAACTAATGAAACCGTTGAACATACAAGCTCAAGTAATCGAGCTTCGTGATCAGGGGCTTACACAACAAGCCGCAGCTAACAAGCTCGGCATGACACGAACAGCTTTGGCATCGTACTGCTACGCCCACAAAATTCGCGGATGGCCGCAGGGTGCTGCTGCTCGTAATCAAACTGGAGATAACAACCCTAACGCAACTAAGTTTGGGTTCTCAAAAGCGTCTATTCGTAGAGCCACTGAAAAAGCCGTGCTTGCGGATGGACGCAGTCTATTTACGTGTGAGCGCTGTGGTGTGTCTTCGGAGACACCATTACCTCGCCATCACAAAGACCGTGACCGGACACATAACATAGCTTCCAACATTGAGGTTCTGTGTGTGCCCTGCCATAACCGCGAGCATATGCCCGAGCGTCAACGGGACGAACGGGGGAGGCTTGTATGTCGTCAATCTGTATAGTTGGGGAAGCTTGGGGAGCTGAGGAAGAGAAGGCCCGCCTTCCTTTCGTCGGCCCCGCAGGTTGGTGCCTGAACAAGATGTTAGAGGAGGCGGGAATTGAGCGCCAACGCTGCTACATCACGAACGTGTTCAACCTGCGGCCTAAGCCTACCAACGACATCTCAAACCTTTGCGGTAAGCGAGCGGACGTTACTAATAATCTGCCCCCACTGCGAAACGGAGAATATCTACACGACGAGTATGTCCCCGAAGTGGAGCGCCTTTGGGAAGAGCTTAGGGCCGGTTCTCCTAATCTCATTATCGCTATGGGCGGTACTGCTTCTTGGGCTATACTGGGCGATAGCCGGATAAGCAAGATTCGGGGGGCGATTGCCGAGTCCCGGTTCGGCAAAGTCCTTCCCACCTACCACCCCGCCGCGATCCTCCGTCAGTGGGATCTTCGCCACGTCACGGTCCTCGATCTCATGAAGGCCCGACGCGAGGCGGAGTTCCCGGAGGTCCGGCGACCAAGCCGGGAGATCTGGCTCGAGCCCACCCTTAACGACCTCGACTTCTTCTTCAACCTATGCCGGGAGGCAGCCCATGTCGCAGTTGACATCGAGACAATTGGTGACCAGATTACTTGCATCGGTTTCGCTCCGCGCCCTGACCTTGCCCTCGTCGTCCCCTTCTGGAATCCATCTGGAGGCGGGAACTACTGGCAATCGAGTGGTGATGAATGTGAGGCCTGGAGAAAGATCCGGTCCTTTCTTACTTCACATGTACCCAAGACATTCCAGAACGGACTCTACGATGTCCGCTTCCTCTGGCAGCGGTACGGGATCCCCGTCATAGGGTGGAAAGATGACACAATGCTCATACATCACGCACTTTACCCCGAGAGTGAGAAGGGCCTTGGCTTTCTCGGGAGTGTTTACACCAACGAGCCGTCATGGAAGCTGATGCGGGGGAAGGGCATCGGCACAATCAAGCAGGAGGAATAAATGCGTCGAGTCGTCATCGAGTCTCCATACAACGGCAACCGTGCTTTGCACGAGGCCTACGCTCGCGAAGCAATGAAAGATGCGCTGTCGCGCGGCGAAGCCCCTTTCGCCTCCCACCTTCTCTACACCCAGGTGCTCGACGATGATACGTTCGCTGATCGCAAGCTGGGCATGGAAGCAGGTTTCGAATGGGCGCAGGCCGCGGAAGCTGTGGTGGTATATATGGACTTGGGCCTCTCGGCAGGCATGGCTGCGGGAGTTGCTCGAGCCACCGCTCGTAGGCTCCTTGTCGAGTACCGCTACCTACGAAACCCAGTTCCAGCGAACCTTGACACCATCCTCGAAGCAGCGTTCAGGGCACTAGCCAATGCGCAGGATTAACACCGAAACCTACGAGCCCAAGAACAACAACGAGAAGCTCTGGGTCTACAACGGCCTTGACTGTTGCGTCACCCACGAGGTCCGCGACATCATCCATCCGATGCTCGACGCGGTCACCGGGAAGACCTATGCTTTCAGCATGGCCTTGGCCGCCCCGATTCTCGAGATGAACATGAGAGGAGTCCTCATTGATCAGGTCCAACGCCAGCGCCTCATCGCTGCTTACGAGAGTGATCTTGGCCGTCTTCGGAGTCAGCTTGATCGTATCCTCGTGGGCGGCCTTGGCTACACTAGCTTCAACCCTAACAGCCCGAAACAACTCATCGATCTCTTTTACAATGTGCTCCGCATCCCGGCGGTAAAGAAACGGAACGGCTCCGGCCAGTACGTCCCGACCGTCAACCGCGAAGCGCTGGAGCGCCTGGAGTCCTACTTCCATGCCAAACAAATTGTCCTTCATATCCTTAAAATCCGTGAACTCACTAAGCGTCTTGGAACTCTCAGAACTGATATCGACAGTGATAGCAGAATTAGAACGTCTTACAATATCGGCGGAACGACCACTGGCAGACTTAGCTCGCGGCTCTCTGATTTCGGCACTGGGACAAATCTGCAAAACATTGAACCTCGGCTTCGTAGAATATTCGTGGCCGACCCAGGCCTCAAATTCGCTAATATCGATCTCGAACAGGCCGACGCCCGAGGAGTAGGCGCCATCCTTTGGAACAAGTACAATGACCCCACTCTCCTCGACGCGTTCGAGTCGGGCGACCTCCATACTTACGTTTGCAGGATGGCGTGGACGGACGTCCCCTGGACCGGAGATATTCGGCGTGATCGAGCACTTGCAGATGAACCGTTCTACCGCCATTTCTCTCGTCGTGATCTTGCCAAGAAGCTGGGGCATGGAACTAACTACATGGGCACACCCCCGACAATGGCGAAGCACACTAAGCTCGAACGAGCCCTGATCGAAGACTTCCAGCGCCGCTATTTTTCCTTCCTTCCCAACCTTCGTAACTGGCACATCGATGTCCGAATGCAGCTTGCCCACGTCGGATACATCATCACCTTCCTCGGCCGCAAGCGTTGGTTCCACGGGAGACGAGACGATGACGCGACTGTTAGAGAAGCCGTAGCATACGAGCCTCAATCCGTCACCTCCGACACTATCAATGAGGGTCTCTTGCAGGCCTGGCGCCAAGTCCCGGAAATGCAGCTTCTGCTCCAAGTTCACGATTCAATCCTTATCCAGTACCACGAGCGCGACGAAGATACCGTGCTGCCCCGAGTGCTTAAGTGCCTTACAATCGAGCGAAAACTTAATCAAGGTCGTAGTTTTGTGATCCCCGCCGAGGCCCAGGTCGGTTGGAACTGGGCTAAACAGGACGCTAACAACCCCGACGGGTTGATCAAATGGAAGGGGCCTGGAAGTGACAGCCGCAAGCGCTCCGAAGCGCCGACTTCAATCTTGGATTACAGCCTATGAAGAGTTCACCGCCGCCTCCGGATCGCCTCGTATCTATCGACTCTGGACTGCTATTAGCTGTCTGGCTGGCGCGATGGAGCGGAAGGTTTGGGTTCGGACAATGCAGTCGGATCTATATCCTAATCTATACGTACTCCTTATCGGAGGACCCGGTATCGGCAAATCCCAGGCACTTAGCCATGCTGAACGATTTTGGCGAGGCCTTAAAAACCATCATGTTGCCCCGACGTCACTCACCAAAGCTTCCTTGGTCGATGCGCTGGCGGACGCAAAACGAAGCCTCATTCGGCCTGGACAGATACCTTCTCACGTCGACTTCAATTCCCTTCTTGTACCAGCGTCCGAGCTCGGCGCCTTCCTGACCGAGTATTCCAATGACTTCATCAACACCCTCACCACCCTCTACGATGGCGGGACCTACGCCGAGCGCCGCCGAACAAAGGATCTTAAGCTGGAAATTCCTCGTCCGCAGCTTAACCTTCTCGGAGCAACTACACCTAGCTATCTCAACGCTGTCCTTCCTGCAGGAGCTTGGGATCAAGGTTTCATCTCCCGAACGATCCTTATATACTCAGGTGATCGCGTATTCCGCGATGTATTCTCAGAAGAGCTGATCGACCCCTCCCTTCAAGGAGACCTGAACAATGACCTCAAAGAGATATCTGAACTCTACGGTAAAATGGATTTTACTCCTGACGCCGTTGATGCTATTCGCGATTGGCATAATGCTGAGTGTCCTCCAGTACCTACTGCACCCAAGCTCAAGCACTATTGTGCCCGTCGTCTACTTCACGTTCTTAAGCTGTCTATGGTTGCTAGCATTGATCGTTCTTCATCCCTTGTACTCGACCGGCAAGACTTCGAGCGGGCGAAAGGATGGTTGCTAGCGGCAGAAGAAAACATGGAAGACATCTTCCTCGCCATGAACTCCGGCGGGGACTCAAATCACATGGAGGATATATGGAACTTCGTCTTCCGCTCAGTCGCTAAAGACAAGAAGCCTATGTCCGAGCAGCGGCTCGTATCATTCATCATGACGAAGGTCCCGGCCCATGACGTCAAGCCAGTTATGGACACGATGCTCAAGGCCGGGATGCTTCAACTCGTTCAAGGCGGGTACGCCGCCGGGACTAAACTCTAGCTGCAAGCCAAAGGACAATGGCTTTCAGCCCAGAGAACCCGATGAATACTGCGACTCCGGCGATGCAAAGGAAGAACCATCTGATCCCCTTCGCCATCGTGAACAGGTCAAGAAGCTGAGCGTTCTGGTCAACGATCTTGTCCAGCTTCTTGTCCGTTATCTCCAGTTTTGTTTCCAACACCGCCACTCTCTCCGCTAGATCCATCGCTGGCTCCTAAGTCTTTTTTAACCCTTTTATAGAAGTCAGCCCAGGTGACGATCTTCCGGTTCGCCTCGACAGCCGAGCTAATACACAGCCCCGCATAAGTCCAAGGGTCCCTCCCAGCGGGGTCTGGAATAGGGACTGGAGTTCCACTTGGCCCGGCCGGAAACACCGGCCGAACTACTTCAGTGCGGACTCTTGGCTCTGAGCTGTTGCAAGCGCTCAAGAACATCAGGAGGCCAGACGCATACATCAGTCGCCTTCGCGATCCCATTTATGGTCTCCTGCATTTCCCGTTGAACCTCAGCATCAGTCTCTCGCTGCGCTTGCAGCCATGCTGCGGTTCTTGCGTTAGCCTCGGCCGCTTCCCGTTCCTTCACGATCCGAGTCAACGCATCGGAGAGTTGATCTGCCGCTCGTTTATTCGCCTCCGTCAGTCTCCTAACGCTGGCGCTGTTGTCGGCATAGCGATAGCCGAACCAACCTCCGGCAGCCAGTCCCACGAGGAAGACGACTGCAGATATTTGGAGGGTATTCGTCCCAAACATAGCTCTCGCTCCTCAGCCCGGCGACGGGTCAGCCCTGGAAGGGGGATCAAAACACCAGCCTTCCGAGCTTTGTTGTAAGCAAGGAGTGCATTGCACGCCTCATCGCTACCTTGATTGTGCAGCCGAGCAACCGAAGACTTGCAGAAAGTCCCGACTCCGACATTGTACGCAAAGCTGACAAACGCCACTCGTCGTTCGACAGTAAGCGGGCGCGTAATGCAGGTCTCAACACCAGCATTAAACTCCTCCAACCTCCCGCGAAGCATGGCCCGGCACTCTTCGATCGAGTACCTCTGTCCCAGCTTAACGCCGCGGGTTTCACCGAAACACACTGTTGGGATGCCGACGGGGTCGAGGTACGCCGCTTGGCGAAGTCCTTCCCCTGCCGCCACCACCGCTACCGCCAGGCCTCCAGCCACCCCCAGGGACTTACGATTTACCTTCATCGCCTGTCACCTTCGGTTGCGCCCACAGCCGGGCAACCACTGCCGCCATCGGCAGGCCCGCACCAAGGATCAGGTTCAGCCACCACGGGAGATATTCAACGAACGCTGGAAAGATCGCGGCGATCCCGCCAAGCCCGGCGGCGACAAGCATCAACTGCACCGAGCTTAGCTTGTACCAATTCTTCCAGTACGAAACGAGCATATCTTACTCCTGTAATCATGGAACACAACTCGGTTCCCCTCCACGATGTAGCAGGACGGACTTGAGGCCTCGTTCCCTATTAGCCCATTTCCGTTTCTAACAGCGCAGGTTGATAACAGCAAGAGCAGGCAGAAGGTATGGATGGGTAAACGGATGATACGTATTGACATTCCCCTCTCCTCACAACATCGGATACATAGCATCCGCCATCCTAACCCCCAGGGTCACATACCCCGCCTGCGTCAAGTGTAATCCGTCGGACTGCACAGCAAGGTCACTGGTGGTCACCATCGAAATCTTCGGAGACTCGAAGATCGAATTCTGTTGCGCCCACACCTCATTCCACGCCGGCCAGCTTCCACTCGGGTTGCTCGACCGAATCCGACAGAACACCACCGGTAGGAAAACCCGGAGGTCCTTTCGCATCCCCGCCACGAAGTCGGTAAAGTTCCGACTCCACTCCACCGGGAAGGCGCTCCCATCAGACTCCCCTTGGTAATGGCAAATCCCAGCGATCGTATGGCCGGCCGCGATCACTCTCCGTGCCCGACACAGGGCAATGCCATAGGGCGAGCGTATACTCCAGTCCCGCAACCAGACCGCACTCGACGTCCCGCCCTTCGGGGAGGAGATGATCCCGACATCCTCGTTAAGATGCGTCACCATCTTATCGGCGAAAGCAAGCTGCGGGCCGAATAGGTTCTGAGTATCCTGTGCGTAGGAAAACCCTTCACCAGTCCCATCATCCATCGGCTCAACCGCAGGATTGATGAACGTCGTTGGGAGCGCATCGGTCTGGTTATACCGATGTACCCTGCCTGCGTTGGCGAATGTCGGGGCGCCTGCGAGGGGCGCCCTTCCACTCATATTCGACTGTCCCGTCATCAGAAAGAACCTCATCCCGCGTACTCCCAAACGATGATCAGTCCCGATCCGCCAGCCGCGCCAGCCCTTGCCGACTGACTCGCGCCGTTGTTCGCCCCCGACCCGCCGCCACCAGTGTTAGCCGTGCCCGCATTACCGGCAGCGTTAGCGCCCACCGACAGCGCCCCGCCGCCGCCCCACGGACCGTTCCCACCCCAGCCGCTCAACTGCACGGACGCGGCTTGCGAAGCGTGGCACGGGCCGCCGTTGGCCCCAACCTGACTTAGGACGTTCCCGTTGGTCGGCGTGCCCCCGGAGCCGCCGTTGCCTTGCGCGGACGTGCCCGGGCCGTTCGATCCGCCTCCGCCCCCACCACCCGCCGTAAGCGTGCCCAAGGCCCATGTGGTGTTGCTTCCCGCGTTGCCGGGCGATCCCGCCGCCCCAGCCGATCCACCGGCCCCCACGGCATACGCCACCGTCGAAGCCGATTGATCGGACGTGAAGGAATGGAGATGCCGGATGAACGCCCCCGCCCCGCCGCCTTGTCCAACCGAGCATTGACCCGCTGCCGTGGCCGGGGCGCCGCCACCAGCACCACCACCCCCAACCATTTCCACCACCGCTCGCCGCGTCCACTTCTGCCAGGTGTGGTTGCCCGAACCCGAGGCGTAAAGCGTAACAATCGAGCGGTTGGCCGGGCCGCCTGCGAAGCGCTGGATATATCGCATTTCCCAGACGCCGGTGCTAACGCAGTACATCTGCACCACATCGCCCGGCTCGGTAACGAAGTTCACTCCACCGATGCAGACGATGTTAGCGGAGTTGGTGATCGTCAGAGCCGCCGCGAACTTCAGGTTGTAAACCCGTCCGGCCACCCCGTTCCCGAAAGAGGTGATGGTTGTAGTCCCGGTGATGTTGATGTTATCAACAGTCTGGGCCGTGAGGTCAGTGGTCGCTGCTGATGCCAGCGAAGCGTAAGGCTGGGGCGCCCGCTTCACCAGCGTGACCGCTGAGTCAACGATGTTCGCTGTATCAACCGCCGCCAACACCCAGGCCCAAGTCGCGGCCCCCGTTGCTTTCAGCAGCGCGTTGATACCACCACCGCCAGGAGCAGGAACATTCCCCGCCGCAACCACCGCTGCTGTCAGCTGCCCGTAGGTTGCGGCGTCTTGCGCCCCAGTTCCGTTCGCGACGTTAATGATCCGGTTGCTGAAAGCATCAACCGTCCCTGCCCCATAAGGGTCTTCGACCAGCGCCCGGCTTACGTCATCCGCAAGCTGCTGCGTCTGCATCGTGAGGTAGTCAAGGGCGTTCTCAATGACGTCAGCGTAGAACCCATCTTGGTTCGTCAGGTCCGTGTCCTGCTCATACGGCACGATGCGCTGGATTGTGATGGTCCAGCCAACCGGAAGCGGGGAGCCGATGAGCGGGTACGTGACCGTTCCGCCAGCGGGGTTGTTGATCCCCGTCACCGAGTACTGACTCGCCAGCAGGGTGGTCGAAATCGCTGTCGCCACCTCCGTGATCGTGACGACGAGGTCACTCTCAGCCGGGATCAAGAAGTTATAGGGCCACCCAGTAGTAACACCGTTACCACTCGCGACGATGCGGCCAGCGGAAGCAGGTAGTGTCATGTCA